GAAACTGCAGAACATCTCGAAGGTCGGAAACATTCCTGCGTAATTTTCGTAGATTCGTCTACGGTTCCCCAGGATGTTCTCGCGGAGAATGAACACGAAGTCCACGTTGGTGCGCAAGTTCGGCGTGATGCCCAGCGGGTACTGCATCGTGATCATCGTCATCAGATCCACGTGACGGCCGTTCATGAAGACATAGCGAGTGGACTCTTCCTTGATCCAGGACGCATCATAGAGGCAGTCGTCGAGAATCAGGAACGCCCGCGGGTCCACAGACGAACTCCCTCCACGATTCGCCTTATCGGTATTGCGCTTGGACTTGACATTCATCTGACGTTTCAGGACATTCATAATGATGTCCTTGTCGTACTTATCGTGGATGAACTTCGCCGGAACCATATGCTGAAAGAACTCGTTGGCGACCTCTGTGCCTGAAATGACGGTGCCCACGGGGAAGCACTGCTGTGTGTGGAAGAGGATGTCGCGAACCAAGAACGATTTGCCGGTATCCTTCTTTCCAATGATGACCATGATGGGAGACTTTCGCGAATCAATCTCGCATCGGTCTTTGATCATATTGATGTCGAACTTCCGGAGTTGGAAATTCATCTTACTCTTGAGGGCGAAACCATTCACGCTCGTTCAACACACAGAGGAGAGTTCCCGGGGGGAAGACAATGGGAAAAGAGCTTCGTACCCTCCCCGTCTCGCTTCGGCTCTCTCGACTCCCCCCCGTCGATACAACTCCGTGGGGGCTCCAGAACCCGCAACCGTTCTTCCCTCCCCTCGATACACTCTTCAAGACAGAGGTCCTCCCCAACCGTTCGGAATATGGCGTCAAAGTCTCCGAGGGCGTCGCGAAGGTGCTGTCTCCGGACACGATCGTGACATCCAAGGGACAGGAGGCGAGCGTCCATCGCAAGACCACCATGCTTCTGAGCCCCTTCAAGTGGATGCGGGGAGACTATGGGGTGCTCGGACTTCCGAAGCCGGACTCCATCGCGAAGGACATGCAGGACAAGCTTCAGAGCCCACATTCCGCTGGCTATGTGGGGGCGCTTACCAGCATCCTGCTCTCGGAGTCGGGGTGTGTCCACTTCCCCAAGGTCTACGGCGTCTATGTGGGACTCGCGAAGGATCACACGATCGACATCTCGGATGACTACGAAGATCTGATGGAGCGTCGCTGGTTCACCGACAATCTCGGCAAGACCTTTGAGCTTCAGCTTCGGCAGGCCGGAGAGTCGGGTCCGTCCTTCTCGCACACGCGGTCCCAGCGTCCCGAGGTTCAGCTGGGCGAAGAGGCCCTTCTGGACGGCATTGAGGACGTGGAGGCCGATCATGTCTCGGAGCCATCGACCCGCTCGCATGAGACAGAGGCCGAAAGCGAGGAGAGCAGTCTGTTCGAGGACGACGCCTCCACGGACAACGAGGATGAATACGAGATCGAGTCCTGTGATTGCGAGGAGGAAGAGGAGGGAGATGAAGCCTCCTTCAAGGATGACGAGGAAGGTGAGCCGTTTGCCTGGGCGACGTTTCACAATGTTCCCGTGATCACGACGGTGATGGAGAAGCTCGAGGGGACGTTCTACGACCTGATTGAGAAGCACACGGAGCCCCAGAAGCATGCAGCATGGGTGGCCCAGATTGTGATGGCGCTGGCCTATGCGCAGAGGACGTATGGATTTGTCCATAACGACCTCCACGGGAACAATGTCATGGTGGCGAAGACCGAAGAGGAGTTCCTCTATTACCGCCACCTCGGGTTTGTCTACCGCATTCCCACGTATGGGTATGTCGTGAAGCTGATCGACTTTGACCGCGGGATTGTCTCCGCGCGGATCCAGGGCATGAAGGAGCCCCGTCAGTTTGTGAGTAGCCAGTTCCAGCCCGACGAGGAGGCGGCAGGTCAGTACAACATGGAGCCGTTCTACAATCAGGAGCGCCCGCACCTGCCTCCCTCTCCGTCGTTCGATCTCTGCCGGTTTGCCACGTCTGTCTTCTGGGACATGTTCCCCGAGGGACCGGAGAGCCAGAGCACGCACCCGCTCTTCAGTGTCTTCCTCGCGTGGATGACGCAGAGCGATGGAACGTCCGTGATGTTCCGCGAGTCCAAGGACAACCATGATCGCTATCACGGATTCCATCTCTACAAGGCGATTGCGCGCTATTGCAAGGACGCTGTGCCTCGCAAGGAAATCGGGAAGCTAACGGCGTTTCGTGTTCCGACGCTTCCGCTGGGATCGCCGTGTCTGTTTCTTGACGCGTGAGCGACGCTTACGACCTCCAACATTGACAGGGTCTTCGTCCTCGACAGGAGGTGCGGTCGGACGAGGGCGAGTGGCCAGGTGCTGAACAAACACCGGCCCAATGACACTCGACGGTCCGTCGATCGCAACAGTCCGTTCGGCTTTGGACGGACCTTGGAAGGTGAGCACATAGCCCCCGTTGTACTGCGGGTTCCCGACCTCTCTCATCCGGACGAAGCGCCCAAGAAGGACACGTTCCGTCGTGGTAATGGGAGCCGGCGCAGAGCTCACCAGCTTTTTCAGCATCGAACGTGTGTCTGGAGGCACAACCGTCTTGGTTTCCATCTGCCCGAAGGTGGTTCCGGGATTCGTTCGCGCAATCCGCTCCACATCATCCGCGCTTAGGAACTGATCCATTACCTTCTCCGCGAGAGTTTCTGGCGACGACGGGCCTTCTTCGTCTTGCGACGCTTGCGACCCCCAATATTGCTCGGGTCTTCCCCGCCAGACGGACAGGCAAGGTCCCCAATCTTGAACGCAACCACCTTCCCTCCGTCAGCCGTGATGGTATAGGACTCAGTCTCTTCGAGAAGCCCCCGAAGCGTCGACGCCTCTTCCAGGGGAGAACAGAGATTCGCAAGGTCGCTGGCGGCTCTGGTCTTCTGTTTCTCCGTAAGGGAGTTGTACCACGCTGGCGTGTATGTCTTTGAAACCCGTGGCATTGTTTCTCTGCGGAGATAACAGTATGCGGACCTTCCTGAGTCTCCTGACGGCAGCGCTCGTCCTGAACACGGCGTTCGCTGTCCTCACCTACCTCTTCTTCCACGGTCAGATTCGTGGCGCGAAGACGTTTGTGGATTACTTTCATTATGCAGTGGGCTCTCTGACAACCGCGGAGGTTGCGGGCATGATCCCTGAGACCCCGGGTGCGAAGCTCTGGACCTCGCTCTATATCTTGACGGCCTGGGTGTTCTTCATCTATCTCGCAATTCATCATTTCACGTCGATCCGACTGTTCTAGAACTCGGGCTTGCCGACGAACATCTCCTGGGCATCCGGGAGTGCACTCGCCACAGCCTCGACGGCATCCGTCACGGCATCTCCGCCCACGGCATAGGTGACGCCTCCGGCAATCGCTCCAGCCCCCATGGCGAGCTTCGTGGCATCGAAGACATCCACCGCCTGGTGCTTCGAGCGACGATCGTAGATATACAGGAGCACAGTTACCACGATCACAGCGCCGACGACGAGTCCGAGAGTTTGAACGTCCATCTTTGTTCCCCCGCGCGAGAACGAAGCTACAGATTTAACGAAATGGGCTCGGCGGACTTGAGCTTCGCCTCCAGATCGTCCTCCGTTGCCACCGAATCGTCATCGTCGAAGTCATCCAGCTTGATGTCCTCGCCGAGCTTGATGGGCTTCGGGGCGTCGTCCTCGGAGTCCTCATCATCCGTCTCAAACTCATGGACGTCATTTGTCTCGGCGAACTGAACCGGGGGCTTGGCCTCCTCCTCAGGCTCAGGCTCAGGCTCAGGGGCAGGGGTAGACGAGGGTGCGCGGGCCTGGAAGTACGCCTTGCTGATGTCGCGCCACGGAATGAAGCTATCGATCGTCTCAGAGAGCGTGGTCTCGAGAATGGTCTCGATGTCGCGACGATTCCGGGCCTGCTGTTCGGACTTCACACCGATCGTGTTGAAGAGATAGGCATTGCTCCAGCTCTTGCGCGCCGCCAGCTTGTAGAAGCCGTGGAGGAAGACGTTGAGACTCGGACGGTCGAAGTCAATCTGAACGTGCGTCGCATCGGCCTGCTGGAGCGCAGCGAAGGCCCGGATATAACTCACGAAGACACCGAGGAGGAGATCCTCGATGTAGTCGCACTTCGACGCGGTCAGGATGCGCTGAACCTCCGTCGACAGGATCTCGTCCGTCCACTGGGGAATCCGCGTGAGGAGATTCTGGAAGGTCTGGAGGGTCTTCTCGGGTTGCTTGTTGCGCTCGCAGGCGGACTTTGCGCTGTCATAGACGCTCCAGAGACCATCCGCGACATGGGGGACAAGGGTCCGCGCCAGGTTCTCGCGGAGACTCTGCTTGACGAACTCACTGTTCATTTGTTTAGACAGAAGGCCAAGAGTTCCTCCAAACAGACGCATGCCACGCTTCGTTCTCATCCTGATGGTGCGAAATGAGGAACGAATTCTCAGGCGGTGCCTGGATGCTGCGATGGACGTCGTGGACGCGGTGTGCATTCACGACACAGGATCGATCGATGCCACCAAGACGATTGCCACTGAATTCCTCGCAGACCATCCCGGATGCCTGACGGAGAGTGTCTGGTCGGACTTCGGGACCAACCGGACGAACAGCTTCCGGAGTGCGAAGGAGTTTGTCCTCTCGAAGGGATGGGACCCGAAGGAGACCTATGGGCTTCTGCTCGACGGCGATATGGTCTTCCAGCCCGGGACTCTGAAGGAGACACCTCTCACCGAGCAGGGCTATACAATCCTTCAGGTCGCGGGAGCGCTGGAGTATCCCAATTGCCGTCTGGTTCGGTTTGACTATGACTGGGTCTGTCGCGGGGTGACGCATGAGTACTGGGACGGCCCGACGAGCGCCCTTCCCAAGTCTGTCTGCTGGATCGACGACAAGAACGACGGTGGATGCAAGTCTGACAAGTTCACGCGCGATGCTCGTCTCCTCGAACAGGGACTCAAGGACGAACCGACGAATGTCCGCTATATGTTCTACCTCGCCCAGACCTATCACAGTCTTGGTCGCTATGCAGACTCGATCGCAATGTATACGAAGCGATTCGATGCAGGTGGATGGGATGAGGAGCGCTGGTTCTCTCTCTACATGATCGGCCAGAGCCATCTCTCGATGGGGGATCCGATTGCCTTCGAGGGTGCAATGCTCAAGGCCCATGCCTTCCGCCCCATTCGTGCTGAGCCCCTCTACAAGCTCACGAAGTACTTCCGCGATGTCTCGCAACACTACAAGGCCTATCACTATCTCCGGCTCGGACAGTCCATTCCGAAGCCAAACGATTCGCTCTTCGTCGAGACGGATGTCTACACCAGCCTCTTCGAGTACGAAAAGACCATTCTGGACTTCTACGTCGGGCGTGCGGAAGAGGGCCTGATCGCCTCGCTTGGCTATCTCCTCAAGCGGACTGACTTCCTGACGAACGTCTACCAGAACATGGGCTTCTATGTCAAGCCTCTCGATCTTCCGCTGAAGAATCACCCCATCGATCGCGACTGCGCGGGGTCTGATTATCATCCAACGTCCGTGTCGTGTGCGGTCGGCGGTACGCGCGCCATTCAGAACGTTCGGTTCGTCAATTATGTCATTGACCAGCGGAACGGCTCGTATACCATGAAAGAGGGCACCTATTCGGCAGACCACGTGGTCCGCACCCAGAACGTCTGTTGGGACGGAGAGATCGCGAGTCTCATGGACGATGCCTCGATCACGCTTCCACGCCGGGAAGCCAGGATTCGGGGACTGGAGGATGTCCGCATCTACCCGGATGCGGTCGGCAAACTCCGCTTCCTCGCAACCTCGTGGGAATACTCGGAGAAGATTCGCCAGATCGCGGGGATCTATGACATCCACGCCCATCGCTATGCCGACTGCCGTCTCATCGAGTCTCCAACGAACGCTGAGTGCGAAAAGAACTGGATCCCGGTCCCGAACACGCAGTCGATTGTGTATCGTTGGTCTCCCCTCGAGGTCGGACATCTCGAGGACTCGACCCTCGTGATTGACACGACGCACACCACGCCCTGGTTCTTCCAGCATCTCCGGGGATCCGCGTCTCCGCTCCGCTTTGGAGACGACCTCCTGTTCCTCGTTCACTATGTCGAGTACACTCAGCCCCGCAAGTACTATCATTGCGTCGTCACCCTCTCAGCGACCACCTTCAAGCCCATCCGCATCAGTCTTCCGTTTGTCTTTGCGACCAAGGGGATTGAGTACTGCATTGGGGTCTCTGCCTCCGGAACGTCCATGGTCTGCACCTTTTCCACCTGGGATGACAACCCGCGCACCGTCACGATTCCCATTTCCTCGCTCCAGTGGATTTCCCTCTAGACGTAGAGGTGGCGCCAGCTCTCATTGGGGCTCGCATTCAGGTCCTGCAGGATGTGCTTGGCGACCTCACTGGTGATCACGAGCGGGAGCGTGATCTTCGTGTAGAAGGGATAGGACTTCGCTGTCTCCGTATCCGCGATCCGGAGCAGGTTGATCCGCGTGACGAGACACTCGAGGGCCCGCATCAGCGTGCGGACACCTTCCTCTTCCTTTGAGTACTCTGTGATGAGGGTCTTGATCGCATCGTCGGAGAGCGTGACATCCGTCAGCTTCGTGCGCTCGAGGATCTGGGGCGCCACGTACTGCGTGAGGATGGTCTTCTTCTCCTCGGCCGTGTAGCCGTTGCACTGGATGACCTGCATGCGGTCCTTCAGCACCGGATGGATCTTGCTCTCGTCGTTGTAGGAGAAGACGAAGAGGCACTGGGAGAGATCGAAGTCGACACCCGCGAAGTAGCGATCGTGGAACTGGGTGTTCTGCGAGCGGTCCGTGAGGTGGATCAGCATGCTGATGATCTCCTCACCGTGGGGTGTCGTGCTGACCTTGTCCAGCTCGTCGAAGTAGAGGACGGGGTTCATGCACCGCGCGGTCATGAGGCTGTCTGCGATGCGACCCCAGGTGGAGCCCTCGTAGGTGAAGGCGTGTCCCACGAAGTTCGCGCTGTCTGAGGCACCGCCCAGACTGAAGAACTCGAACGGACGACCGAGGACCTTGGCGACACCATTGCGAGCGAAGCTGGTCTTGCCAACACCCATGGGACCGCGCAGAGCGATCACATTGCCGACCGACTGGGGATTGCTAATCCACTGGGCGAGGATCTGCATGATCTGGGTCTTCGCGCCGTTCATCCCGTAGACAGCGCCGTCCAGCGTCTTGCGGGTCTGCGCGAGAAAGTCCGAGCAGGGCTTGGGTCCATCGTCGAGCTTGACGGGAAGCGGAACATGGGTGCCAAACGGAACCCGAAGGAACCCATCGACCCACGACCGAAGCTTGTGATTCTCGCCACCCTCGTCGCTCATGCGATCGAGGAGATCCAGCTTCTTAATGACCGTCGCCTTGAGTGCATCCGAGATCGGAAGCTCCAGGATGCGGAACTTGTACGGAACATCGCCGTCCTTGACGAGCGCAGACAACTGCTTCATCTGCTTGTTGAGCTTCTTCTGCTTGGACTTGGGGAGCTCCTCATAGTAGTCTGCCTCATCCTCATTCAGGTCAAGGGCCGGAGCTTCCTCCTCCTTCTCCTTCTTGCCACCCTTCTTCATGCGATGCGAGGGGACGTACTTGTTCATGAGGTAGCCGAGCAGACCGGACTTGGGAAGGTCCTCGTCCTCCTCCTCGTCCTCAAAGTCGTCAAACTCATCCTCATCCTCCTCGTCGTCGACAGACATCCCGCGACGGCCACGGTTATCAATTTCGATGCGGACGATGCCATGCTTGAGGACGGGGACCTTGATGAACTGCTCTTCTTCCTCCTCCTCGTCGTCCTCATCATTCTCGATCTCCTCGTCCTCCTCCTCGTCCTCCTCTTCGGTGTCCTCAACCTCCTCCTCGTCGGGGGGAGTGAAGTCCTCGTCCTCGGACTCGCTCTCTTCGGTCACCTTCAGGGTATCGTCCTCAATCCACTTCACGGACGGGTCGCGCTTACGAAGGTTGTACCGGCGAGGCATTCTTGCTGCCTCCCAAGAGGAAAAACGGCAGATGTTTCGTTTTCTGACACTAGTACAATGGAGGATCTGGAGGCGCTCATCGAGACGATTCAGACCGAGAACGACAAGCGGGCGGCGGCGGACCCCGTCGTCAAGCTCGCCCTCGGGACAGTCGAGACATTCCTCACGAACCACCCCGTCCTGTGTTACGGGGGCACCGCGATCAATAACCTTCTGCCCGAGAAGGATCGGTTCTACGTCCCCGGCGTCGACATCCCCGACTACGACTTCTTCAGCAAGACGCCCCAGGAGCATGCCATGATGCTCGCCAATCAGCTCCACGAGAAGGGCATCAAGAACGTGGAGGTCAAGCCGGGCATCCATCTGGGAACCTTCAAGGTGTTCGCAGACTATGAGGGCGTCGCGGATATCACGCAACTCGACGAGGACATCTTTCAGAAGCTCTGGGATGCGGGACTCGTGAAGGAGGGGATTCACTATGTGACCCCTGACTTTCTGCGGATGTCGATGTATCTCGAGCTCTCTCGTCCGCAGGGCGATGTCTCGCGCTGGGTCAAGGTCTACACCCGTCTTCAGCTCCTGAACAAGCACTACCCGATTGTCTGCAAGAAGGAGGACGCAGAGAAGCACCCACCGGTTCCGAAGGAGCTCAAGGCGAAGATCACGAAGATGCTTCGGACGGAGGATGTTGTCCTGATCGGCGTGAATGCAGCCGAGACGCACCTGGGACTGGACTGGACAATGCCGGTGACGCTTCTTGCGAACAAGGAGACCATCGAGAAGCTGACGAAGGGAATGGATGTGGTGGTCAACGAGGGCTCTGAGATCCTCCCGCCTCTCTATTTTGTGCGTCTCCCGGGACAGCCCGAGGGAACGACCGCCTATCTTCGCTTCTATGAGACCACCGCGTGTCATTCGTATCACAACGCGGGGGGCATCCGTGTGGCCTCCATTCCAACCATCCTTCAATTTTTCTTTGCGTATCTGTTCTCGGCTGCGACGAAGACCAACATGGAGAGCATTCTGTGTGTGGCCCAACGTCTCGTCGACCTTGCAGACCATAAGCCGAAGCGTCGCTTTGAGATCCTGACTCCGATTGACTGCATTGGACACCAGCACTCGCTCGTCGATATGCGAAAGGAGAAGGCCGTGCTCTACGAGAAGGTCTCGTCCAAGAAGACCTCCCCTGAATTCCTTCGCTATTTCTTTACGTATACGCCCACGATCTCGAAGACCAAGAAAGCCAGTCTTCGGAAGGCGCTTCGCAAGACTAGGCGTTCCTAAAGGTCAGTACCGTCCGATACTGATACGGCAGACCAACGCACGACGAGCAATCCTCCTTGCGTCCCTGCGTGAAGTCCAAGAAATACCCGTACCCATTTGGCGTCCGATTGCGCCACGCATTTGCACCCGTCGTGGACGCAAAGTTCTGATAGATCTCCTGAAGCCGAATCCGTTTCGTCACGTCAGAGGCTGTCTGGAGCCGGAGCCCCGTGATTCCTGAGACGTCAATGCCACGTTGTCCTCCGGAACTCATTTGTTTAGGTCGCAGAATTTAACCGCCCGATGTACCAGGTGATATCGAAATAGCCGTGCTTCCCAACGGACTCCTCGGGGAGCACCGGCGGGGGCTCGCTTGACATCGCACTGACCTCGGCATACGAGAGCGCCTTCCGCCAATAGTAGAGACGCCCGATGTACCCGTTCCAGTTCGGGCCCGTCGTGATCGGATCCTCATTGAGGTCCGGGAGTTGCGTGAGCGTGTGGCGCTGACGGAGGGTTCCGTTGATGTAGACGTCGACCGCCTGCTGATCGACCACGATCGCAAAGTGGATCCACTTCAGCGCGGGAATATTCGGGATGAGGATCGTTTCGCTCGTCCCGTAGGTCTTGACGGAGACGATCAGCGAATTCGAGGTCGAATCAAGCGTGAGCGACGGCGCTCCACCCTTCGAGAAGATGGTCCGAGGCGTGCCCCACCCCTGGGTGAAGTCCTTGAAGAGGACCCATCCCGTGTACGAATAGACACGCCCGCCTCCCTGGTTGAAGGAGGGAAGGAGAGAGGCGCCGGACCGAGAGGTCGAGTAGAGCCCCTCCTGGAGGCCCGCGATAATCGGTGTGGCATCCGCTGGAGTCGAGGAGAGGCTTGAGGAGATAATCATATAGAGGACGAATCCTACGATGAGGAGGATCCCGAGAATCACCCACCAGCTCATTGTGTGTTACGAAGAAACAAACCCTCGCGGACCAAGCCTCAGAATGGGAATCCGAGGGCCAGCCTGGGCAGGTCCCTGAGATGGCATCTGCGCTCCTGATGGAGTCCAGACAGCCTTCAGCATCGTGTCATAGGTCGTCCGCTTCTGGTTCTCGAGGGTTGCGGAACTGACCCTGCGATCGCCCATCTCATAGAGGTAGTGGATCCGAGATGGATCAGACCGGAACTCGCGCTCCAGGAATCCGCGCTTGGCCATGCGAATGGTCCAGTCGAGATCCTCACCCCGGACCGCATCCCCAAAGTGAACCAGCTTCGCAACATCGGTCATCATCGGGTTGAGATGATTGGGAGGACGCAGAAAGACCTCATCCCGTGCCATCATTCCGGAGAGGGTATTCTCAAGGCTGTGCGTGAAGGTATACTGCTGGATCTGTCCCCGAAGGCGCATGACGTGATAGCCACCCGCAATCGTGTCGCGAATGTCCTCGACATACGCATCCGTGATCTGGTCGTCGTCATCGATGAAGGACATGTACTTTCCAGTGGCACCCTGGAGAAGCTCTTCGCGCTTTCGACCCACACTCTTCTCGCGGTTGTCGAAATTGATGACGATGTCGACGCGGAGCCCAGGAGCAAGGCGATCGACCTTCTCGCGAATCCCCTCCATGAGAGACTTGAGCGAGGCCTCTCGCCCCGGAATCGTAGGAATGAGAATCGACCAGTCGTACGGATAGACCTTCCGATTGATGTACGTATACATGTCCTCGTTCCAGTACTTCTGATTGCGGTCATAGAGCGCGTCCATATATTGACTGTAGCCAGCCCCCGGATGCTCGTGGCGAATGATGCAGGATTGGATGTACTGGCACCGGTCTGCGTACATTCCGCGACAATGGTCCGTGAGCTCTGTATCGCAGAAGAGGCTCTTGTACGCCGGGTCGTAGATCATCCCCCGCTGATCATAGAAGGCCCGTCCAAAAATGCAGAGCGTATTGAGATTTGCACCCTGACATCCGTCGTTGAACCAGAGGATTCCATTGCGGTCCGGGAATCGGGCCGTCATGTGGTTCCGAATCACGTCGTCATAGCCTCGCATCTGCGGGACCATGTCATCGGAGACGAGCACGACGATATCCCAGTCCCAGTCGACTTCGCTCATGTTCGCATTACAGGCTTGGATTTTGTTGGAATTGGGACTCGAAAAGATCCGAGACCATGCACAGGGCGCCAGGAGCCTCTGGAGCTCTGCCGTGTCTTTCATGGTCGGATCATCGATGTCACAGGAGACCGCAACTCCGAGGAGTTCGGGATGGGTTGCGAGACGAATGTAGGTTCCAAGGGTTTTGAGAACGCGGGCCGGACGACTCCGCGTAGGGCACTTGAGAAGAATCCGCATACTCTTTAGAGTACATAGTTACTTAATTCCTTTCCAGCTTTATCGAGCGTGCTAAAGCGGAAGGTGTAGCCGAAGAGCGAGGCAATCACCGAGTCTGCAGGAGTCGTCGTCGTCGCAGGAGAGGGAGCCTGGCAATTCGTGCCGGCTGCAGCAAAAGCCTTCGCAGCCACTGGACCGATCATATCGGTATACGACTTGAAGTTGCAGACGGAGCCCGAGAACCCGTTCGCGTTGTCGCCGATCCGGACCTCACCCAGAACAGGCTTCGGGATTCCCGGGAGCACACAGGACTTCACGAGGCGCCCGTCGATGTAGATGTCCACGTTGCGCTGGAAGACCGTCACGGACACCGCAAACCACCGCTGGAGGGGGACGTTCTCGACCGTGCAGGTGAAGGAATCACCGGTCGCCGACGTCGCACCCGTGCCTCCCGTAGGGTAGATCGCGATTTTGACCTGGAGGCTGTTGTCCGTCGGGTGGAGCGTGATATGCGGGCTGACATCCGTCGACGCTGCAGCCGTCCCGACACGCTTGATGATCGTCTTCTCCTTGGAGAAGTTGTAGTCCCAGTCCGCGATGTAGACCCAGAACTGCATCCCGAAGGAGCCATTCGCTCCAATCGGAGCATTCGCCGCCGGAATAGTCGTCAGGATCTTCCCGGAGACAGGCGCTGGGACCTGATCGCCCGAACTCGAGGCGTCACCCGTCAGGCTGATCCCGGGCTTCCCCTTCGACTTCTGGATGGAGTTGTAGATGATGATGCCAACCAGGAGCGTAATCGCTCCGGCGATCAGCACCAGCACCGTCTTCGCGGATCCCGCAAGCCAGGATCCCATCCCGGACCGAGGGGGAGAGGGAGCCAACGTATAGGAGGGCATCGTCTGCGTCCCCATGGCAGATGACGTCCCAGAGGAGGATGTGAACGGCCACATTTGTATGAAGCAAGGAACTTTCTCGGGGAGGGGTTCCTTACACAATGGAAAAACGGACAGGTCTGCCACACCCCCATCAACAGCAGATGTTCTGTAACAATTGCGGTGGACGAGGTCACTTATTCCGAATGTGTAAAGATCCCGTGCTCTCCTGTGGTCTCCTCCTGATCGATGCA